CACCGACCCAAATGTTGTATGCTGTCCAAATTCAACTGCTACAGATTTACTCGCAAGTGTTCCTTTCTTTGAATCACTAACATAAGTTATACCAACATCTCCTGCTAAAGTATTGGAACACGATGGTCGATACGTAACAATTATCGCTATCGGTTTATGACGATTATAATTTTGCGCTACACGCGATAACCACACTCCAATACCATCATTCACAGTTGGCAAGGAAGGAGTCGCCTCAGGTGGTAAACCGGGATTTAATGATTTCATATAAATCTCAGTATATTTTCCATCCGAAGTAGTTTTCACATCTCCAATTAGCTCACGAAATGGTACTGTTACATCACGAGATCCCGCAGGTTTTATACCTTTCGCAGTATATCCCCGAGCAACCGGTGCATTCGAGTAACGTGTTTTTCCACCCTTAATTCCACCACGTCGCGAACTACGACTCATATTTTTTGGTCGTAAATATATCCCTCGTTTCGAACGTATCGAATCTAAATTACTACGTGCTCTTTTCCACTCCGCTGGTGTATACCGCACATTTCCACTCTTTTTTGATCTTTCGGCCATTCGGAATGCCTTTTTCGCCAATTTTTCCGCTTTTTTCGCTTTTCCACTCATATTTATACCCAAATCTTTTCCCGTAGTCGTAATTCCAAAACTGACCGTAGAAAATTTCAATTTCTCCTGTTGTGAGTATAATGGGGGACCTTCTGTATTTTTTGATTGCTTTACACTTACTCGCTGTGTGAGTGTACATAATTCTTCTTGTTCGGCGTCGTACATTAAACTAGTACCGAACGTAATAAGTTCACTCATATCAGTTTTACTCTGTAACCCTCCCAAATGTAATTTAGCGATTTCATCATCTGTTAACCAACATGCCATTATTTCCGTATACGACATTTGGCCTTCTTCCGGTGTTTGCAATTGCACCTTATTATCATTATGATATTGATGGTTCCAATGTTTCAAAAACGCATACAACTCCCGATCAGCCCAGCATCCCTGCTGCAAACTTAATCCACGGAGTAGTAATTTTTTCGGATTCAACGATTTTGATCCGTACGCCATTTGACACAAGACTTTCGTCCGGTTTGGTTTCGCAACCCAAACACCATCACGCCGAACCCAGCTACAGCTGAGAAACTCCAAATCCTCGAGTTTATCAGATACATCACATTTCTTCAAAGTGAGTCCAAAATCGGCGAATGCATCCTTATATCCATTCAAGGTAAAATGTGGGTATTTTTCCGTATTAATAGCTCCTCCTTCATCATCTCCAACCAGCTTCATCCAAATAGCTGTAAATATATAATTATATAATTGTATTGGAGTACGCTCTTTCCATCCATCTCCCATCATTTTAATAAATGCATAAATATCAATCAACATATGAGCTTCTGTGTTTTGCTTTATCGTAATGAAAGTTCCCGAAGGCATACCTTTCACTTTTTCAACGATCTCTCCATTTTCTAAAACCACAGGCCCAAATGAATTCATTCTTTCTAACATAATATTACGTTTCTCATTTTCCAATGTTCGTTGGTGCTTCGGCCACATTCCAAAAGTAACTTCACGTACTGCTTCCATAACTTCGGGACATAAATCTCGATCCCATCCAGAAACATCCGCGCTAATAAACAACGGCTTATTTCCTCCCATACGTGTGAGTTGAAAATACAACTCATCCCAACCACCATGCATCTGCGATATCCCAACAGCAGACCATATATTTTTATTATTACGAACCATTGCGTCCATCTGACTCTTCCAATGCATAGCCATCGCTATATGCATATGCAATCCACCCGTCATAAAAGTACGGGGATTTTTTCCTACAGGACGCAATTCCCATTTCAACGTAGCCATAAACGGATCAGGCATAGGATTCTGGGTCAACAAACTATCATAAAACAACCCAAAACCAATATCAAAAATCGGTAACGATAACGCCTCATTCTTTGTTTGACACCAATTACGATATCCCCACCCGGGCGAAGTATTCTTAACCATACTCGCCTGTATTTCTTGTGAATTCATCAAACCACATCCGCTATATGTGGTGCGCAAATGTATGCGCAATAACTCTTTCGCAGCGGTTAA